TCCCGAAGCGACTGGCAACAACCATCCGGCCATCATTACGAGGTTGCCGCCCGTGAACGCCTTCACCGTCTGCGATAGTCCCGCGTTGGCCCCGGTAAGGCACTTGATGACACCTTGCGCGAAGTAGCCGCTCGGCTGGGTTAGCGCCGTGGCCGGGTAGATCGTTCCGGCGTTACTTCCCGACCCCGCAGTGACGGCCACCGTGTAGTTGGCCGGATTCAACGTGCAGTTAGCGTCCGCGAAGCTATATCCGCAGTTGGATTGCATCAACCGGGAAGGGGCTTTCATATTCAAGAGGTACAGCGGGTCGGCGCAATCGAACTTGACCATATTCCGGGACAGCACCGGCGTTTTCGTAATCGTCCCTTGGAACTTCGCCTCGATACCCTGAGACACGTTGCCGTACTGTCCAATGGGCATATACGCGGTGTATACGAACACCGTCGCCCCGTCGAAGAGGTGGTTTAGGGCGGCGTTCAAAATGCCGACCGCAATCCCCGGATAGTTGGTCGTCTGCTGTGGGACGCACGTCAAGTCCATCGTGTTTGAAGAGCACTTAGTCCCCGCCTCGGAGATGATCTTGCCCCTATCCCAAACCCCGTACATCACCGCCGAGAACGTCGTCTCGGTTCCGCTCCACCCCGGCGTTGTCGCCAGCACGGTGATGTCCCACTGCCCGTTCGTTGTGTACAGGGTTTGGCCGGTCGGTAGCTGGATAACGAAGAGGTCCGCCCGGTAGCAGTTCGCGTTGTTCGCGAGCCATACAATCAGCGAGGTAGGCATCAAGCGTTTCACTGTTGGCCTCCGGTGAGCCGGAACTTTTCACGCTGGACGCGGTGAAGACTCATCTCTGAGATGAGCGCCTCACCGTACTGCGATTGGGCGTGAATGCGACCGGCGCATGTGCAAACCCAGAAGTACGCCACGGAGTTACCGCGAATCGGCTCGCAGCCCAGCTCCACGGCTCGCTCGAAGATGCGATCCTGGAAGTCGATGTTTACCTCGCGTTGGCTCATACGAACACACTCTCGAAGTCGATGGAGGCACACGACCATATCCAGCCGTTTGCATTCTTGTTTACCCGTCCAAGGTCCTTCAGGGTGTCGTCTGTGAACTGGCAGAGGTATTGGAAAGTCCCGTCCCACGTAAGCATTGCGCCACTCGCCGGGGCCGTCGTGAACGTGTACACGCCGGTAGCCGATAGAGTGCCCGCCGCTGGTGCGCCGTTGACGTAGACCTCGGCGGCGACGTTCTGCAAGATATCTACGCCCTGCCCGATGACCCGGCATAGTTGGAATTGTGTCGATGTCCCGTCACCGCCTTGCGACATCGGCGAAGCTGCACCCGGCGTAACGTTGATGAGGGTCCCCTCGACTTGCGAGACGGTGTTGTCGTTCGGGTCGGTGAAGAGAAAGAAGCCGCCCGCGCCGGAACACGCCATGAACAGCCCTAAGAACGTCTGCAACACCGATCCGGCCACGGCCTCGCCGCCGAGTACGGCGTTGAGGTCTACACTGAAATCCCACGTCCCATACGGCATCATGGATATGGAACTGCGGCCCCGGCCCGCCGCTGGCTTCTGAGTCTGGGTGTTGTAGTGCGGGGTTTTCTTGAAGCCGCTTTTGACGAGGCTCCACGGAACTGTTGTACTCAGCGCCGGATACGTCGGCGTAGTCGCCAACACGAACGGGACGTGAATCACGATGATAGGCGGATTGAATGGCATTATTTGTTCATCCTTCGGATGGTGTTTTCAAAGTGCCGTTGGAAGGTGTCTTGATGCTTCGCGAGCATCCGGTCAACGCCGGTCGCATCGACGGCGTGTATCTGCGGGGCGTAGTGCGCCTGGACGTGGACGGTTTGCCCGCCCGACATTCCGCCCGAACGAACCATGTTCCGTAGCCCGTCCATTACACCTCCAGGCACTACGCCTTCACCCGGCGACAGCATCGCCGGAACCGTGTCACCACGACCTACGCCGGGGACGATACCGCCTTCCTCGAAGGCCATTACAGAGGCGAAGGCCGCCGCGCCGAGGACGGGAGCCATAACGACATTGACCGGGAAGGGGAACTGCATTCCGGCATTGAAGGCTTTCCGGGCGGCGGCGGCTGCATCCGATTCCTTCGTGAAATCGTTCGCGAGTACACTCTTGATAGCGTTCTCCATCATCCCGGAGACGACCTGATTCCCAATCGTGTCCATCATCGACGCGAACGACTTGTGACCCATGAGAACCTGAGTCAACCCCGCCGCGATGGTGTCGTTGAAATGCTGTTCGGCGGAGAGGATGCGGCTATTCCGCTCTTCCTCGGCCTGTTGCTTGATCCGGGTTATCTCGTTTTCGTGTTGCTGGACTAGCTGCTTTTCTTTGTTCTGGATGGCCTTCAGTTTGTTCTCGTAGTCCTTCGCGCCCTTATCCAGGGCGGCGGCTTCCCGCTGCATTGCCGCCATCTTGAGGGCGTATTCCTCGTTTGCGGCTTGCGTCTCTTCGGCGAGCCGCTGTTGGATCGTCACCCGATGGGCGCTGTCGGCGAGTTGTTGCGCTTGCTTCCGGGCCGTCAACATCAACTCGCCCATCTTCTGTTCGTTCTCGGCCTCTTCCTTCCCAGCCTCCGCCGCGATTTTCGCCGACTCTTCCGCCGCTTGCCGCTGGACTTCGACCTTTTGCTTTTCGAGGTCACGGTAGAACTGTGTATCCTGCAACCCCTTTGCTTGCTCTTCACGCATGGCCGCGTCGATGGCCGCCAACCGCGCCGCGCTTCCCTGCATCGTCGATTCGATCTTTTCGCGCTCGCTCGCTTCGAGGTTCTGAATGTCCTCGCGGTACTGTGCGGCTTGCGCCTTCCCCTTCAGTCCGGCAATGGTGGCCTCGTGCTGAAGGGTCAACTCTTCGGCCTTCTCTTGCAGCCCCTTCAGTTGGTTGTTGTAGTCCTTGCCGCCCTTATCGAGGGCCGCGATGAGCGCCTGATTCGCCGTCGATTGAATCCGGTACTCTTCGTCGGCGAGGTGCATGTCCGACGCGAGCCGCTCGGCGATGGTGGCCGCCCGCATGGTCAACTCGGCATCGGCCTTCTCACGCTCGATCTGGAGGGTCAACTCGCCCATCTTGCGGGAGTGCTCTGCGGCTTGCCGTTGGCCCTCGGCCTGGAGCGCGGCGAGTTCCTTCCCGGTCGTTCCCGTGGCGTTGCCCTTGTCAACTTTCTTGAGTTCGTTGACCTTCCCTTCCAACGTGATCTGTGCGTTCAACGCATCGACCAACGTCTGTTGCGCCTGGACTTCCTTATCGGTGTACCCGACTGCGGCGGCCTTGAGCGTGTTGTACGCCGATTGATCGCCGGTCGGGTCGTTCACCTTCACCGTGTCGGAATCGTCGTTTAGCGCCTTGATCTTCTTTTGTGCGGAGAGGACCTTTTCGGCGCTCGATAGCGTCCCGGCTAACAAGTTGCTCGCCTCTTTATCCTTCCCTTGCGCGAGTAGCTGGTCATACTTCGTCTGGAAGTCTTCGAGGGCGTGTTTCGCCCCCGCCGATCCGATGCCGAACTGATACCAGCTTGTCTTTAGCTCGGTGAAGACAACATCGGCGGCCTTTGCGACTTCGCCGAAGGAATGGACTAGCTCTTCCAGGCTTTGCTTATCGATCAGCTCAAGTTGGAGCCGGAGAGCGCCGAGGTGATCGTTGCGGAGTTCGTCCGATTTTATCTGTGCCTGTATGAGCTTCTGGTCAAGCTGATTGAAGGCGTTCTGTACCGCCGTCCCGAACTTCATTTGATCTTCGGTGAGCTTCTCTCCCTCTTCGCGGAGCTTTGCAAGGTGTTCGATGATGAGCACCGCACCGAGGGCGATTGCCGCGAACGGGAAGGCCGCTTCGAGCGCCGCACCCAACGGGCCGATGTGTACGAGTAGCGCCGTAATAGCGCGGGGCATCGTGTCCCCGAACGCCTCCGAGACGGCCATGATCGCGTGACGGCTCGCGAACATATTCGTACTGACGTGGCCGCCCATCTCCGACGCGCCCGTCTTGATCTCCGTAAATGCGCCACGGGCGCTCTTCGCCGCGTCCGCCATCCCGGATTGAAACGTCGCCGTCTTCGTCTGAAGATCGACCGAGAGAACCCATACCGGCTGTGCCATTAGAAGCGCCTCATTTCTTCATGTCCTCAAGTCCTTCGCGGATTCCGGCGTAATACTCTTCGAGAACCTTGTCTTGGACTTCCTTCGCCGATTGCTCTAGCCAATGGGTTCCGACGATGTTCGCTTCCGGCGCTCCGAACTCTTGGAACATGCCCCAGAAAGCATCCTTGCCGGGGCCGACCCGCACGGTGAGCGATCCGTCGCCCTGTACCGTTTGCTTCCGAATCCGCTCCGATAGATCGCCCGTTTCATAGGGTGCGTTCTTTTCGGCGCTTTCCTGGAGAACCTTCGCGGCCCGCATCTCAACCCGGCGAAGGAACTTCTTTACGGCCCGCTTACTGCCGGACGTGAACGCCTCTTCTAGCTCGTCAAGCCCCTCGATACCCGTGACGACCGTTATGTCTATATCCGCCATCACGCCTCCAACTCTGGGAACACTTCCCGGACTAGCTCTTCCGGGTTCTCTATGCCGTTGCCCCTCATCCGATCGATCATGTCCCGGACGATCTTTTGAAGCTCTTCCGGCGACTTCGCCGCCATGTGGCCCAACGTTAGGGCAATGGCCGATTTGACCGACTGCCGGAGCTTCTCTTTCTCTACCTCTTCCGGGTCACGCTCAAACCCGGCGAGGAAGTCGAACGGTGAAACGCTGTCGCTCTCTGCGGCCCGGTGGGAGTTGATGAGGATTGACCCGATTAGCGCCGCATTGAACCGTGAGTGCCTCAACGCAATTGCCCGTCTCTCTTCGAGCGCCTCCAACTGTGCCAACGTCAACTCTGCGAACTCCGCCCAACTCAGCCCGTGCTCTCTCCGGCACAACGCCCAAACGTCTGTCCAGGTGCGCGGCGCGTCCTCTAAGGGGCGGCCACGCTCTCGGCTTTTCCCGGTTCGGTTCCTTTTGCCCGGAGCTTTTCGAGGTTCTCGCGATAGCGGGCCGTGAACCGTGGAAAGGCCAACGCGCCGAGCGCCTCGGCGAACTCCGCGTAGCTCTCCGGGTTGATGCACTCGCAGATGCTCGATATCTCTTCCGGCGTGATGTCCGGGTGATGGCGGGACAGTCCCGCTTCGAGCAACGCCGGAATGTCCTTCGCCGGGGCACAGAACCAATCGGACGCGGCCTTCAAGGATCGCCCGATCTTCTCTTCCGCCTTGACGACGGCGGCGAGCGGAAACTCCAGGGTGTACCGCTTGTCTCCGATCTCTAGCGGTAGCGTCGGCGTAACGGCCATGCGTAGGACATCCATCGCGTTCTCCTAAAATTTGCCGGGGCCGAAGCCCCGGACTTCGTTCATGGTTATGCGTTGAGGTAGGCCGGTGCTGCTGAAATCTTGATCTTCACCGTCCATGTTGGGAGCTTGTCATTCGGGATGGCCATGTCAATCGAGGTGATGATTCCCGTGAAAGCGACAGAGGCGACGTTGCCGGGATAGACCGCCTTGAAGTATTGAATCGCCCCGGTTCCTTTCGCCGTGCGGAGCGCCGCTTGCGACGTGTCGGCGGCCTTGACGTTGATCTTGACGGACACGTCGCCGGGGTCCTCAAGGCCGGAGATGTACGTCCGGGCCGTCCCCGTCGTCCCCATGTCGGTGGTGTCGATGGTGTCGATTTTGTTGGAGCCGAAGTCGATGGACTCAACCCCGGCGATTGTCGTCCAGGTATCGCCCGCCGCTCCGGTTGCGCCTACTGTGGTGTCAAGCTCTAGCTGCGAGCCGTGTCCTATGATCTGAGACATTT